GGGCTAAAATGAAAATAGAAAACATGTTTTACATTCATGAAAAAGAATGGCACGAGCTACAAGCTTGGGCTGGACTTGCTTATGGAGAAGATAAAGATGAAATATCAGGATTAATGACTGCTGTTCCTGATAAAGATGGTAGGTTTAAATTAGGTGATGTAGAAATACTTAAACAAGAAAACACAGGTACTACTACAGAGCTTGATGCAGAATCAGTTGCAGAATACAAAATGAAATATGCTATGAAATATAAAAATAAGCATATGAAATATGTTTGGTGGCATTCACATCATACTATGGGAGCATTTTGGTCTGGAACTGATGAAAAGGAAATAGATGCATGGAAAAATAGTTCATTTTCTTTAGCTTTAGTGATAAACTTAAGAGAAGAATATAAATTTAGAGTAAGTATATGGAATGCTAATGGAATACCATTAGAACAACATATAGATACATCTTTAGAGATAATTAGAGGTGCTAAACCTGTTATTACTGATAAGATGAAAACTCTTTATAAAGAGCTGTGTGAAAAGAAAACCAATAATATTGTAACATATGCAGGTTATGGCTACAATAGGCATCTTGGAGTTCAGCAAACTAATTTATTGTCAAACAATAGTTTAGATTTGCCTAATTTCAGAAGAATGCATAGTGCAGTAGATTCATTAGTAGAAGATTTTATGCAAGATACTATAAAATACAATGAATTTAAAGCAGGAATGAAAGAGCTGAGAGCTGAATGCATTGAAGAAAAGTATGACTTCAAAGTAAAAGCAATCTATTGTAGTAAAAATCAAGCAATGCACGATTTAATGTATATTGGTCCAGACGAAATGTTTGATTTTGATGACAATACTAAGAAAATGCAATACCAACAAGATAATGATTGGTATGGAGGTTGGACGTAATGATTAACACACGCTCAGCTGGACTTATAGATAGTTTAAACGAGCATACATTTCACATACTAGGTTGCGGGGCTATTGGTAGCTCCGCAGCTACTCAGTTATGTAGAATGGGTGCTGAAGACTTTGTTCTATATGATATGGACAAAGTAGAAACTGCAAATATAGGAGTATCACAGTATAATTATAATCACATAGGTGACTATAAAACAGTAGCTTTAACAGAATTACTTAAAGCTATTAATGAAGATGTAGATATAGTACAATCTACAGGATATTTTGATACATTTCTATATGCAGATAGAAACGATATAATAATTCTAGGATTTGACAATATGAAATCAAGATTACAAGTGGTATCTACTTGTCTAAAAAATAAACATTTCAAACCTAGATTACTCATCGATGGGAGAATGGGAGCTGAACACTACCAACAATATTCATTTGAATATCCAAAATATGACAAATATGTCAAAACTTGGTATTCAGATGATGAAGGTAGTTCAGAACCATGCAACATGAAAGCTACAAGTTATTGTTCTAATATGAGTGGAAGTTTTATAGCAAATACCGTTCGTAAAGTGTTGACTAATCAACCTTTTGAAGCCGCTTTGTCATTTAATTTCCCCACAACACAACTCCAGAAAAATACCTTGTATAAATAGTTTTAATGTTGTAATATAATAGGCTGGCTTAAATAAGCTAATTTGAGCTAGCCTATTTCACTTTAATATAGGAGAATAGAAATGGCACTTAAAAAAGTCAAGAGAAAAGCTATCTCTCAAAACCCTAAATCATTATTATTGTATGGTGCACCTAAAGTAGGTAAAACTACTGCTTTAAGTCAATTAGATAATTGTTTGATAATTGATACAGAAGGTGGAGCAAACATGATAGAAGGTTATGTAGAGACAGTAAATAGTAGACAAGAATTAATTGAACTACTAAAACAGGCACAAGAAGGGCATGATTATAAATATGTAGCTATAGATACAATAGATTCAATAGCAACATGGGCAGAACAAGCAGTTTGTGCTGAAGAACAAGTATCTGCTGTACAAGATTTAGCATTTGGCAAAGGATTTGGAATGGTCAGAGAAAAAGTCTTAAATACAGTAAAGATACTAAAAGAGATATTTCCTCATGTAATTATCATCGGACATAGGAAATGGGCGAGAGCCATAGTAGATAGTAAAGCTATAGTAGAGCCAGAAAGTTTAGATTTAACAGGAAAGTTAAAGAACATGTTAATGGCAGATTGTGACGCTATAGGTTATGTCTACAGAGATGAAGAAACTAGTGAATTAATGGTATCTTTTAAAGCAAATGATGCATTAGAAGCTGGTAGTAGAAGCCCTCATTTAAAGGGTAAAGAAATGAAACTCAACTGGAAATCAATCTATAAAGGAGACAAATAAAATGGCGATATTCAAACCAGAATCAAGTGGTAGTTATGCAGATTACTTAGGTATTTGTGAAATTGCTTTAATGGAATTTAATGACAAATCAAAAGACTTTGATTGGGCAGATATATTCATTGAAGTTACAATTAAACAAAAAGGTAGTGATTATGACAAACCATTGCAAATTAAAGGCTCATTAGAAAGAGAAAATGGAATAGTAACAGGTGGTAGCGTTCTTAAAAGAATGTATCATTTCTTTGAACAAATAGGATGTGGAGCAGGAATCAATGTTCAAGGCGAATGGGAAGATGAAGAAGGTAATAAAATAGAAGATATAGCAGCATATTTAAATGAGAAATTTGCTTGTATTTCTATGCCAGATTCACCACCAGATGATTATCCTTATATAGCTTATTTATATAAAGAACAACCTAAGGTACCAGGTGGAAAATCATATACTAGAGTATTTACTAAGGTATATCAAAATAAAGATAACAATAAAGCTAAATTAGAAAACGATGTGAATTGGATGAAATCAAAAGGTTATCTAAAAGAAATGACAGATGAAGTTGAAAATAAAACTGAAATGTCAGGAAGTGGATTATCTAATCTATGAACTATCTAGAGATAGCTAGAGGAACTCCTGTAAACAGAGGGATAATGATAGAGGCAAATAAACTTATTAATTATGTAAGCAATGAGCCTCTATATCGCTCTGTCTATCTATATGATGAAAGTGCTATTGAATATGTTAAAGAAAATGAAACATTAAAGAATTTCTTTGGCATTAGATATATAGACAAAATCCCTATAGATATAGATAAAGGAGATAATTCTAATGAAAAAACTTTAGATATCTTAAGAAGTCTTATCCTAGAGCTGGAAGAAGCTGACATTGCAGAACAAAGTGTCCAATGTTATTTTTCTGGCTCTGGATATCATCTTATACTTTCTGGAGAATTGTTTAACTTTAAAGCTGGTATTGATTTACCTTATATAGTCAAACAAACTTTAAAGAAACTTATTCCATATTTAGATTCAAGTATATACATGAGAACAGGTATTTATAGAGTCCAGCATACTATTAATAGAAAAACTGGACTTTATAAAATACCATTGTATAGAGATGAAGTAATGAATATGGACTCTAAGGAAATATTTGAGTTAGCAAAAAATAATCGTATTGATTTCAAGTATCATCCATTAGAAGGTTCAGGAGAATTTGAAGATAAAATAGTATCAGAGGTACCTGATATACAAGTATTTAATAAAATATCTGAACCAAATAAAATAGTACCTTGTGTTCAATCAATGCTTAAACAAGGAGCAAAATCAGGTAGTAGGCATGTTACAGCTATGAGAATAATAAGTCACTTTAAAAGACATGGTATTCCTAGTCATTATGCTAAAATATGTATGCTCCATTGGAACGATAAAAGTATGAATGAAAAACAAATTATGGAAATGGTAGAAAATGTTTATAATAGAAATTATAAATATGGATGCCATGATACTATAATGATGGAGCATTGCAAAACACAATGTATTCACTTTAACAGAAGAGATTACTTAGTAGATATTAAATCAGCTGATGAGATGCAAGGAGAATTGCATGAACGTTTGACAACTGATTTTAGTGGAAAAACAGTAGATTTAGGTAGAGCACTAGGAATAGATAAAGAATCTGTTATCTATCCAGGAGAATTAGTAACTATATTTGGACCAACAGGCTCAAATAAAACTACTTTTGCTCAAAATATAGCATTAGGAGTTGATTTTAAAAATGATAAAATCGTAACTGATTGGCAGATACCTACATTATTCTTAAGTTTAGAGCTATCTTCTTGGTATATGCATAGAAGACACCTACAAATAATCTCAGGAAAAGATAAAGAAGCAGTAAATAGCAACTATGATGAATTATATGAAAAACATAAAGATAAACTAGAACATATTATGGTGCAAACCATTTCACCTACTTTAGACAAGATTTCTGAAAAGGTAAGGGAATTGCAACCATCATTAGTAATTATAGATTATATTGATTTAGTAGATACTCCTATGAGTTACAGAGGTGAGTATGAAAAAATTAAATATATATCTCATGGATTGTCTAATATGGCAGTTAATATGGACTTAATAGTGATACAAATATCACAGGTAAGCAGAGAATATAGCAGAAATGAAGTGTTAGACCTCTATGCTGGTAAAGGTAGCGGAGCAATAGAAAATGCATCTAGAAAAGTAATTGGATTGAATGGTCAATCTGATTCTAAAACTAGAGCAGTTAGATTATTTAAAAACACCGATGGAGAGCTATTTGATACAGAAATAGAATGGACTCCATCATTTAGATTAAGGAGGTTAAAATGAATCTAGGATGGTTGCTAAAACTACATTTTCTTGATAATAAATTTATTATAATATTATTCAGTACCTTTAAATTTGGACTAGTAAAAACTAAGTCAAAAGGGTTTAAGGGGTTTAGTATTGTAGTAGGAATATTGAGATTGGAACTTCAGATTAATTTATCATTAATACAAGACATACAAATTAAAGTAGCGGAACATGAAACAGGAAAAGCATAAAAAAGTTAATTATAAAAAAAGCAAACCTAAAAGGGGGCGAAAGTCCCCTAATAGGTTAACCTTATGGGAAAGAAGGTTTAGTAAAAAACTAAAGAGAAATCACGGTACATTTGCTAAAAAAACATTTCACAGATTGATGAAGAAGTCATCAACATTAAGGTCAACATTAAAAAGAAGGAGTAGAGAATATGAAGTCGAATTCGATATCTCCTTGGAAGAAGTTCGTGAACTCTTATATAGGGTTTATGGACGCCCCTGCAATTATTGCGGTCAGAAGCTTGTTGTTAGTAATATGGCATGTGACCATATCATCCCTTTGTCTTTGGGTGGTAATTCAACTCCTCAGAATCTTCAGATGATATGTGGAAGATGCAATACTAGGAAAGGGCCTCTCACAGATAGACAGTTTAGGAAATTAATAAAATGGTTATCTCATCAGGATATAGAATTAAATAAATACGTTTTAAGGAAACTTTCAAGTAGAGATTTTTAACTTTAGGGCAAGTGAGCAATGTCATTGCACTTGTATAAGATTAGGCAAAATGAAACATATTGTGTAGTGGTTTCTCGTCGGAGCTTGCCCTATTAAATTAAGGAGAAGTAATGAGTATAATGAGATGTAAAAAATGCGAAACTTTCAGAGATACAGATTATGAAAATTATGACTTTGAAAGAAATTTATGTAAACATTGTAAGGAGAAGTAATGATTATTATGGATTATAAAAGCAATAAAAAACGTATTAAAAAACGTGATATATTAGCTCTTATTTCTTTAATAGATTTAAGAAGTAGTTATAATAAAAAAGAAGTTATAAAAATATTAAACAAATATGGAGATATTTAAATGTATAGAAATGGATTAAAATCAAAAGTAGTATTAAAGAAAAGAGCTTTAAGAAAGCTAGTAGAAGCCAGAACAAAAGAAATAAAATCTAGGTTCAGTTATGGCTTATAAAAAATGTGATTTTAGAAGAATGGGTAGTAGAATAATACCTAGAAAAACCTCTGATAAAACTAAGACAGAAGAAATATTAAAAGATAAAAAAAGAAGGGAGCTTGAATGGAGAACGTGGTTGAGGGGATAAAAGAGCACTTTAAAAAAGAATACACTTCAAAATTTGACATAGATTTAAAGTTTGGAGAATCTTTTGAATACTCTTTAGGACAAATCCTTAACATGGGT